GTGCAGGCGAATGCTGACGGGTTTGATGTGAAGGAATTGAAGGCATTTGCAGGGCAACAGCATGATGCGCACATTGCAAGTCACTTGCTTATGGGTTTATCGCCCATGGTCCAAGCGCAGCCTGGGGTGGCGATGATTTTGCAAAAGCACATTCTTGAGCATGTGCGCTTGAAGGCGGAAGAGGCTACCGAGGCAGAGCTTTTTGCGGCCTATGGCCTTGATCCAGACCGCATGGTCTCTGAGCTACAGCGCGAAGCAATGATTGCATTAAAAGTTGCAGCGTTTATGCAAGAAGCCAAAGCGTTACAAGCGCAATTGATGGGTGGCGAGGGCCAGGGACCTGATCCGTTAGTCATGTTGAAGGAAAAAGAGCTTCAGATTCGCGCACAAAACGATCAAGCGCAGCAGCAACTTGATCGCCAGCGTTTGATGATTGAACAGCAGCGCACCCAGGCCAATACCATGGCTAATCAGGCACGAATCCAGTCGCAAGAGCGCATTGCGGCTGAACGAGCAACGGTTGCACGCGAGCGCGCAAGCCTGATGGAGCAAAATGCCCGTCGCACGCAGCAGGTTCAATTGGCAAATCAACGGAGAGATCGAAATGCCGCTTAAACAAGGCAAAAGCCAGAAGGTCATCTCGGGCAATATTGGCGAGATGATCAAGAAGTACAAGGAAACGGGTTCCATTGGGACTAGTAAGCCAAAAAACAAAGGCGACGCGATTAAGCAAGCCGCTGCTATTGCCTACAGCACCGCAGGCAAGCCACGTAAGTACAAAGCGGGCAGTACGCCTGCTGGGGTGCAGGGTCCGTTTATGACGGTCAAGAAAAAGGACGGCAATCGTCCTGTGAAAATCTACTAGGAGCGTTAATCATGCCTTCGACATACCGAAAGCCTACTGCAAGTGAAAAAGCCAAGATGGAAAAAGCGCGTGAAATGACGCGCAAGGGCATCGAGGGCGAAAAAGACTTAATGTCCAAGATCTCTACTACAGCAGCAAAGTCTGCTCGGGACGAGATCAAAGAGGGACGCAAAATGATGGAAGAAGTGCCTGAGAAAGCTCGTGAATATGAGGCCTATCAGGAAGCTGGCTATAAGAAGGGCGGTCTTGTTACTGCCCGTGGTCAGGGCAAGGTAATGCGGAAAAAGCAAACCCGTATTTGCTAATGCCTGCCCTTCTGGTGGGGGCCAAACCACCTGCTTTTTCATGGACTGTGACCATGCTTGACTTAGTCGAACGCATACTGAGAGAAATTAGGACACTACGTGAGAGCACGGAAGGACTCGTGCTTAACGGATCGGTTCCTGATATGGAAAGATATCGTTTTCTGATGGGTCGCTTAGAGGCACTCAAGCTTGTTGAGGTCACGGTCAAAGATCTTTTAAACGAGCGAGAGGAGAATCTCTGATGGCATTGACGGCACTTGAACAGAAGTGGCAGGAGCAAGAAGCCCAGCGCAAGCCCGCGTTGGACGATGCTTACGATAAGGAAGGAAACTTCGATCCGCAGTTGATCGAAGGCTCGGTCCTTGATCGATTGCCCAAGCCTACGGGGTGGCGCATCGCTATTCTGCCCTATCGCGGCGCACAGAAAACCAGGGGCGGGATTGCCTTGTCTGATGAAACCCAAAAGCGCACTCAGGTGGCAACCACCGTGGGCTATGTGCTAAAGATGGGCCCCCTGGCTTACTACGACCAGGAAAAGTTTCCTGATGGTGCGTGGTGCAAGGAAGGTGAATGGATCATCTTTGGGCGCTATGCCGGTGCTCGTATCCCGATTGATGGCGGCGAGATTCGTTTCATTAACGATGATGAAGTGCTCGGCGTAATCAACGACCCCCAAGATATCGTCCACATGTAGAGGAACTTTTATGGCTAATGAACAACTTGAATTTAAGCTTGGCGAAGACGAAGAGCCTGCCACTGTTGCTATTAACGAGGACGGTACGGCAGAGCAGCTTGAAAAACCACAAGCACCCACGGTCGAAACAGCACAGACCACGAGCCAGGATCTTGATCAGTACAGTGACAAGGTTCAAAAGCGCATCGATAAGCTGACCGCGCGCCTGCGCGAGACCGAGCGTCGTGAACAAGCTGCCCTTGATTATGCGCGTCAGGTTCAGACCCGTATGGCCCAGGCTGAACAACAACTACTCCATGCTGATGGTGCGCGACTTGGAGAGGCGAAAGGCCGTATTGAGACGCAGGTTCTAGCACTTAAACAGATCGTTAAGAAAGCACGTGAAGAGGGAGACCTTGACACTGAGACAGAAGCCCAAGAACGCTTGATGTCAATCATTGCTGAACAGCAGCGTTTGCGTGAAGCAGAAGCAGGACGAGAGGCTACCGAACAACGGCTCGCTGCTCATCAACAGGTTTGGGCACAACAGCAACAACAGCTTGCTCAACAGGCTCAACTTGCTCGGCAACAGGCTCAGGTTGACCCACGTGCAGAAGACTGGGCCGAGAGGAATGAGTGGTTTGGCAGGGACGTTGCGATGACGGCTGCTGCAAGAGGGATTCATATTCAACTTGTGACGCAAGAGAACTTTCATCCTCAAAGCGATGAGTATTACAACGAACTTGATCGCAGAATTCGCGAAAGCTTCCCACAAAAGTTTCAATCTGCTAGTATGAATCGTTCAGTCAACCGATCCGTGCAAACGGTTGCACCTGCATCGCGCTCTTCGGGCGTTAATCAATCTGCACGCCGCACTGTGAAACTGACCCCGAGTCAGGTCGCAATTGCCAAGAAACTAGGTGTTCCGCTTGAGGAATACGCAAAGTACGTGAAGGAATAAACCATGGAACATGAGCAAACCACTGAAGTTTCTGCAACCGCGTTGCCGAAATTACGCCGTGAATCACGAGCTGCAATCACTCGTGAGAAGACTGCGCGCCGCAAGCCCTGGGCCCCTCCTTCTAAATTAGACGCTCCTCCGGCACCGGAAGGGTACAAGCACCGCTGGCTTCGTCGCGAGACGATGGGATTTGATGATCGGATGAACATCACAGCAAAACTGCGCGAAGGTTATGAACTCGTGCGGGCTGAAGAGCATCCTGATTTTGCTTCCGCATCGATTGACGACGGCAGACATGCGGGTGTGATTGGCGTGGGCGCATTAGTCCTTGCCCGTATCCCCGAAGAGACCGCTCAGGAACGCAATGCGTATTACCTGAACCGAGCACGTGACCAACAACGAGCGATCGATAATGAGCTGTTGAAATCAAATGCGCATGACTCAATGCGAATCAACGCTCCTGAACGGCGCTCACGCACGACGTTTGGCAGCCGTCCAACGGCTGAAACTTAAATCTTTTTGAAAGGAACGACAAATGGCTAATACCAATAAGCCCTTTGGAATGCGTCCACTCGGAAACCTGTCCGCAACAGGGGCGCAAAAGCAGTACGGTTACCTGATCAAAGAGGACTACGGCACCAATATTTTCCAGGGTGACTTAGTTCGAATCGTCGGGGGTTATATCGAACGAGTGAGTGCTAACACTCAATCCTCGGTAGGTGTCTTTAATGGCTGTTTTTATGATGATCCTGTCACAGGCAAGCCGACATGGTCGAATAAATTCATCTCTAATGCGGCATTTACTGAAGACATTCAAGCCGACATTATTGATGATCCCAGCCAGCTCTTTTTGATCCAGGCCGATAGCACTGCCATCGCGCAGACCGATATTGGTAAGAACGTGTACGTGGCCTATGGCTCCGGCAGCACGACCACGGGTCAATCGGCAATGACCACCAGCGGAGCACCTGCGAACACCGCAACGCTTACGTTGAAAATCATCGGTTTGTATGCCGATCCAGGCAACGCGTTGGGTGCTTATGCCCAGCTTGTTGTGAAGATTAACAACCACAGCTTTAGCAGCACTGGCGTGGCAGGCGTTTAAGGAGTTAAATCATGGCAATTTCACGTGCCCAACTGGTTAAAGAACTTGAGCCTGGACTCAATGCTCTCTTTGGCCTGGAATACAAGAACTACGAAAACGAACACTTGCAGATTTACTCTGTTGAGTCTTCTGATCGTGCGTTCGAAGAGGAAGTCATGGAATCCGGGTTTGGTGAGGCTCCGGTCAAGACTGAAGGCGCTGGTGTCGCTTATGACAACGCGCAAGAGGTTTACACCGCTCGCTACACCCACGAAACCATTGCTTTGGCCTTCTCGCTGACTGAAGAAGCCGTTGAGGACAACCTCTACGACCGTCTGGCAGCGCGTTACACCAAGGCTTTGGCTCGCTCCATGGCGCAAACCAAGCAGATCAAAGCTGCTGCGGTGCTCAATGGTGCTTTCACCACCTCGCTCGGTGGCGACGGCAAGCCCTTGTGTGCGCTGGATCACCCGACTTTGGGTGGTCCTGATCTAGCTAACGAGCTGGCTACCCCTGCTGACCTTTCGGAAACTTCGCTTGAGCAGTCCTTGATCGACATTGCAGCGTTCACCGACGAACGTGGCTTGAAGATCGCTGTTCAGGGTCTGAAGTTGATCATCCCGAAAGAGCTCATGTTTACCGCTGATCGCATCATGAAGTCCACGCTGCGTGTTGGAACGGCAGACAACGACATCAATGCCATCAAGAACATGGGCATGATTCCCCAGGGTTACACAGTTAACCACTTCCTGACCGATCCGGACGCCTGGTTTATCAAAAC